GAAGAGATGCCTCTAATCAAAATAATAGAAAACAATAGTAGAAAAAATGCCTAGACCAAACTACATTATGAGTATGATTGATAAAAAAACCGAAGCAAGAGTTCAAAAAATAATAGATGAAACAAGGGACTTTATTCAAGATCAAGCAGAAAAAGGTGTTGATCTTGTTGAATTAGCTCAAGTAATGCTAAGTATGAGTCGCGAAGCAATGGTAGATGCCTTTGGAGAGTATGTAGCAGATACCTACATAACTACTCAAATTAGTAGGTTGAAAACAGAAGAAAATAGTTTAACATTACACTAATGACTAAGCGATTAACAAAAACTATTCCTCCTAAAAAAGGACCTAAATCACAAGGTATGAATATTCCTTATGGAAAAATAGTGCCAGTAGGTTCTGTCCCAGAAGATACAAAGAAAAAAAAGGGATACGGAATAGCCTCTAAAGGACTCAAATTCGAAGGAGTATTCTAATGAAAAAATGGATTAAGGACCTTTGGGATAAACACCCAAAGAAAAAATGGCTTGTAATCGGTGTAGTAATCGGTTGGATAGCTGCTCAATACATCTAATCAATGTTATCTAAATTATTAGGCGGATCTTTAGTAGACACTGTCGGTAAAGTTATTGACAGTGTCCACACTTCAGAAGAAGAAAAAGGTCAGATTAAAATAAAACTTCAACAATTAGAAAACGAAATTAACTCTAAGCAAATGGATATTAACTTGGCTGATGCTAAGTCTACTGCTACAGGTTTTGGGGGTATGATGCAGCGGTCGTGGAGACCTCTCATCGGAATGTCCTGTGCGTTAGCAATATTGTGGGAGTTCGTATTAAAACAATTTATAGTTTTTATTTTAGCTGCTTTCAGCATTCAACATAATCCACTTCCAGAGCTTGACATGTCGACTTTATTTCCGCTTGTCACAGCTTTACTCGGAATGTCTGGGCTCCGCTCATGGGAAAAAAGTAAGAAAATTACAAAATAGTGGCTTATTTTGATTACGAAGTAACTAAACTTATCAAGGATAAGATACAGGCTTTAGAAGAAGAAATAATCTCAATGAATATTACTTCTTTTGAAGAGTACAGATATTGTTTAGGTAAACTTCATGAAATGCAGAAGTTTCAAAGAGACTATAAAGAGATTATGGAAAGGATGAATAAAGATGAGTAGTTTAATACTGCCAGAAGGGCTTAAAAAAGCCGTTAATAAAAAAAAGAAAGAAGAGAATGAAAAACCTGCTATGGAAAGAGTTCCTCAGGCAACAGGTTGGAGAATGGTTATATTACCTTATAAAGGTGTAGAAAAAACAAAAGGTGGTTTGTTACTTACTGATAAAGCCATCGAGGAACAACAACTCACTACTAATGTGGGTTTAATTTTAAGTATGGGTTCTGATGCTTACGCTGATAAAGATAAATTTCCCAATGGACCTTGGTGTAAAAAAGGAGATTGGGTAGTGTTTGCTAAATATGCTGGCTCCAGAGTCAAAATTGAAGGCGGAGAAATACGTATTCTTAATGACGATGAAATATTAGCAAAGTTGAAAGATCCGAAAGATGTACTAACTATCTATTAAGGAGATAAAAATGACTGAAGAAAAAATGGTAGACCTTGACACTACTGGCGAGGGTCAAGAGGTTGAACTTCAAGAAGAAGAATCTACTAAAGAAGAAAAAGTCGAAGAAGAAAAAGTAGAGGCTTCCACTGAAGAACAACAAGAAGAAAAAACCAAAGAGGATGATTCTAAAGAGGATGATTCCAAGGATGATGGTTTAGATAAATATTCTAAAAATGTTCAAAGAAGAATTAAAAAACTTTTAGACAGAGTAGAAAAAACTGAACAACGTGAACAAGAGGCTCTTCGTTTTGCAGAAACTGCAAAGAAAAAATACGAAGACTACGAAAACAAAATAAAGTCTCTTGATGAAAACTATCTTTCAGAGTATGAAACAAGAGTTCAGTCTCAAATAGAACAAGCTAAAAAGGCATATCAAGATGCCTTATATAATAATGATGTTAATGCTCAAGTCGAAGCTCAGAGAGCTTTAACTAGATTAGCAATTGAAGAAGAAAGAGCTATTGCTTCTAAGTCTCAAAGGGAACAGTTGTTAAAACAACAAGAAGGTTTAATGGCTGAAAAAGCTCAACCACAACAGCCTTCTCAAAGACAACCTGACCCTAGAGCTGAACAGTGGGCAGAGGAAAATAAGTGGTTTGGTCAAGATGAAGCGATGACTTTTACTGCTTTAGCTCATCATAAAAAGCTTTTAAAAGAGGGTTATGACCCTAAAAGCGACGATTATTATGAGGAAATTAATTCTTATATGAAAGATCAGTTTCCTAATAAATTTAATCAAAAAGAAGAAGAAGTGAAAGAAAAAGCTCCTCAAACAGTTGCTGGAACTTCACGAACATCAAAAACAAGCGGTTCTAAAAAAGTAAAATTAACTCCTAGTCAAGTAGCAATTGCAAAAAAACTAGGTCTTACTCTTGAACAATACGCTAAATATGTATAGATTGGAGATAATATGGTAAATAAAACGTCAAGATCTAATGATACTAGAGAAAAAACAGCTCGTAAAAAAGGTTGGGTTAGACCTTCTTCATTAGACGCACCCCCAGCACCTGAAGGTTTTAAACACAGATGGATAAGGGAATCAGTCAGAGGATTTGATGATACAAAAAACATCATGGGAAAATTACGAGAAGGTTGGGAATTAGTCCGAGCCGACGAGTATCCTGATTGGCAACTTCCTACTATTGATGATGGAAAACACGCTGGTGTAATAGGGGTAGGTGGGTTACTGTTAGCTCGTATGCCAGTAGAAACTGTTGAAGAGAGAAACTCTTACTACAAAAACTTAACCGAGAGCCAAAAAGAGGCTGTCGACAGCGATCTACTGAAAATTGAGGATCCTCGGATGCCGATCAGTAAACCCCAAAGACAAACCAAAGTAACTTTTGGTTCAGGAAACAAGTCGTAATCGGCACGGTTTGTTAAACGACCAATACTAACAACGTATTACAAAGGAGTAATATTATGGCAAATCAACAAGGCAACTTTGGATTTCGTCCAGTGCTAATGATGGGTTCTGCATATCAGGGCCAAGGTCAACAACAGATGACTATCGCTAGCAACGAAACGAATTCCATTTTTATGGGAGATCCTGTCGTGCTAAACGCAAACGGATCAATCTCTCGTGGGTCCACTGCTGGTGCTGAGATTGTTGGTGTTTTCAATGGTTGTTTCTATACAGACCCAACTTCACAAAAACCAACTTTTTCAAATCACTATCCAGGAGCAATTGTAGCTGATGATATCGTTGCAAACGTAATCAGTGACCCAGACGTAGTGTTTGAAGTCAAGTGTGACGATGCAAACGCTGGACGAGCGCAAGTCGGTTCAACTGCTAATATCGCAACTTATGCAGCAGGATCTACCAAATCAGGTATTTCTGGTGTAGCAATTGACGGTAGTACATTTGCAACTAGCAACGCTTCAAACTTCGCTGTTTATGATCTTTCAACAGATCCTGACAACAGTGACTATACTGCTGCTAATGCTAACATTCTTGTTAGAATTAACAAACATCAGTATAGAGATACCACAGGAATCTAAACTATGGCTATATCTAGAAGTCAACTCGTTAAAGAGTTAGAACCAGGTCTAAACGCACTGTTTGGCTTGGAATACGCAAGATATGAAAACGAACACGCAGAAATCTTTGACAACGAATCTTCAGACAGAGCGTTTGAAGAGGAAGTAATGCTTTCTGGTTTCGGTTCAGCCCCTACTAAAGCAGAGGGCGCTGGCATATCTTATGACACAGCGGTCGAAGCATACACTTCACGTTACACACACGAAACAATTGCATTTGGTTTTGCAATAACAGAAGAGGCTATCGAAGATAATCTTTATGATCAGCTTTCCTCTCGTTACACAAAAGCTCTTGCAAGATCAATGGCAAACACAAAGCAAGTAAAAGCAGCTGATGTTTTAAACAACGCTTTTGCAGCAGGTGGAGCAGCAGGAACTAATCCTGGTGGTGACGGTGTATCTTTAATCAATACACAACACCCATTGGCACAAGGTGGTCTTTTAACAAACAGATTAGCAACTGATGCTGATTTGAATGAAACATCACTTGAGCAGTCATTAATTGACATTGCTGCATTCGTGGATGAGCGTGGTCTTAAAATATCTACTCAAGGTAGAAAACTTATAATTCCAAAAGAATTACAGTTTACTGCTGATAGATTAATGGCTTCTGCTAACAGAACAGGCACTGCTGATAATGATATCAACGCAATCAGAAACATGGGAATGATTCCTGAAGGTTACGTAGTGAACCACTTCTTAACTGACGTGAACGCATTCTTCATTAAAACTGATGCACCTAATGGTCTAAAGCATTTCACAAGAACTGCTCTTTCCACAAATATGGAAGGCGACTTTGATACAGGTAACGTAAGATACAAAGCTAGAGAGAGATACTCATTTGGTTTCTCAGATCCTAGAGGTATTTTCGGAACTTCAGGCGCATAATAAATAATTAACTTAATATGAAGGGCGTATGTCTTTGACTGCGCCCTTTTTTTATGTCAAAATATAACTTTATTAACCCTATGACCCTTCGGGGACTATTAACAAAAGGAGATAGACATGGGAACAACTACATTTTCGGGTCCAGTAAAAGCTGGAACGATTAAAGACACAACAGGAACTACTCTTGGCTCAAATGTCAAGAACACAGGTTTTGTTGTAATGGCACAATCAGCAATTGTTGATATTATTGGTGCTTCTCACTTAAACCAAGTGATAGCAACAATTCCTGCAAATTCACAAATTACCGATGTGGTATTAAATGTAACAACAGTAAATAACGATGGTGGTGCTGCAACTGTTTCAGTAGGAACAATAGCTGATGCCAATGCTTTTATTGATGCTGCAAATGCTAAGGCATTAGGCACTACTTATGGTACTCTTGACACGGAAGCTACCGATGTTGGTTCAACAGATATTCAAGTGGTGGCTGATTTTACAGGAGCTAATGGCGATGCAACAACAGGTGCTGCAACAGTAACTGTGAAATATTTACAAAATAATTCAATAGCACTTGCTGGTGATGTACCCGCTTAAGGAGATAAACAATGGCTGATTCTGACGTAAAATCAAAACGCATTACTGCTACCGGCTCTGTCGGTGTTGGTCCTGCACGTATCCGCCAGATACAATTGAAAACAGCGGCAGGCACGCCTCGACTCACCGTTACCGATGGTAATGGTGGTTCTACTGTGGTTGACCTTGATTTCAACGCATCTACTACGCACTCAGTAAATATCCCGTCTAATGGTATTCGTGTCAGTGACATTAATGTTTCTGTTCTAACCAATATCGATGCGGTGACGTTCTTCTATTGCTAAGGTAGAGTATGGCTGATAAGCAACCACCAAAAACTAAAAAATATTTCCGCTCCACTAAATCTGGGGCGGGAATGACTAAAGCAGGTGTTAAACGCTATCGTTCAGAAAACCCTGGTTCTAAATTAAAAACAGCAGTCACAGGTAAAGTAAAGAAAGGTAGTAAAGCTGCAAAACGTAGAAAATCTTACTGTGCTAGATCTGCTGGTCAAATGAAACAATTTCCTAAAGCAGCTAAAGATCCAAATTCAAGATTAAGACAAGCAAGAAAAAGGTGGAAATGTTAAAAGGATATTTTTATCTTTTCTGTGCATTTTTATCTTTGATATTTATGTACTTATCAATTTCAAACTCCTTTGCTGAGACCAATACCGTGTCGTCAACTGTTGTGACCAACTCGACCCCACCTACCGCAAATGCACCAGTAATAGCAAATTCTAATTCAGATATATGTAAAGTTGGAGTTGGCGGAAGCGTGCAAAATAATGTATTAGGTGTGGCCACAGGAATTTTGGTCGATGACCAGCTGTGTCAGCTTTTAAAATTATCGCGCAGTCAATACTCCTACGGCATGAAAGTGTCGGCGGTAGCCCTTCTTTGTCAAGACCCTCGTGTCTGGACGAGCATGATGGATGCGGGGACCCCGTGCCCTGTTAAAGGTTTGATAGGTGCTGAAGCTGCAGCATATTGGGAAGAAAATCCTGATGAGATTCCAGATGGAAGTAGATACAAACCTGAATATCTACAAGCTAGCGTAGAAGAAAAACCAGAAGGAGATTTTAATGATATTAAGAATTTTGGTCTTATGGCTCTTTCTTTATTACTCTTATTCTAAAGCTGATTGTCTACT